TCTTACCTTCTCTGATATCAATCATACCAGCAGCTTCAAGTGCTGCAACTTGCATTGGTGAGAATCCTTCTTTCTTTGTACTATTACCCCAGTTTGCAGCACCAACCTTACGACACTTCACTAAAGCACCAGATGCATATGCACTTGGCCATACAGAGTATCTTGACTTAACCTTATGATAACAGGCATCTTTTGTACCACTACCCTTACCTTTTTTGTCTTTGGCTTCATTCATCGTATTCTTTCTGACAACTTCTTTACCGCCAGGCCCTATGTCAGTGACCTTAACTCCAATTTTTTTCTTAGGGTTAAGTTTCACCTTAACCTTCTTCTTTTCATTAAAATAATTTTCTGACATTTTCTTTTTTGGATCTGTAGAAACATTTGTTGGTTTTGCTGCACCTGACTTCTGTGGTTGATTTGGATCAGCAGCTCTCTTTCTTCTTGCAGCACTGTCTCTTTCCTTATCACTCATCGATCTTCTCTTAGAAGATGATACGCATTTAGGAGTTGATTTCTGGCCAGGCTGTCTTGCACATGGTTTCCCATCATACTTACCACCAACTTGAACCCAACCTTTTACTTTGCGTCCAGACTTAGTAGTTCCACTTGATTTACCAAACCAAGAACGAAGGCCTTCTTCGCTTACATTATATTTATCAATTTCTTCCATTGCCTGTTTGCGAATGGTTGCAAAGTAAACATTCTTACCCTCTTCTTTACCATACTGTTTCTGCATACTCTTCTTCATATCAGAGTCATCATATTTTTTCTTTAACATAGTATCTTTTCTTTTCTCTGATGAAGTCATCTTCCTTTCAACTATATCACCTACTTCTATATCATTATTTACAAACCAATCTCTATTTGTTTCAATAGCATACATTACCTTTCCATCAGGATAAACAGGATCGGGGTCATGTGGATCTAATTTTTTGATACTATCAATCGTTCCATCCTCTCTAACAAATGCAATGTCAAGTGGAATGGATGTATTTTTCATATGAAAAGAATGTCTGTCAGGTTGTTCAAACTCGAATATCATACCCGTATCTTGATCTAAAGTTTCACGAAACATTAGACCTAATTTAAATTCTGTATTATTTTTTGGCACTTCAAGATGAAGAAGAGATTCATTCATCTTCTTAGTTTTCTTCTTCATTGAGTTGATATACTTTCGATAGATTGCCGCTTCAGAGGTTTTACCCATCTCTCTCGCCCTTTGTTCCATAGCAACAGCCGCTTGAATCTTATGAGCATGTGATCTACTTGAGTTCCTAATCTTCGATACAGACGCTTTTGCTTTAGCAACGTCCTTGAACCCAAGTCCATGAATAGTTCCTTTAGGATTTTCATCAGTATATAAGTCAGAGTGTTTTTTTGATCCTGCTGGTTGACCTTTCTTACGAGGTATGCGAGGATTTGATGTTTCGTAAACTACCGATTCCCCGACCCCGCCCCCGCCTGAGCCATTACCACCACCATTACCACCAGAGCCACCGTTACTATTTCCACCACCATTCCCACCGTTCCCATTTCCGTTAGAACTTCCGTTACCATTTCCGTTGCCATTACCATTACCATTTTCATTACCACTATCAGAACGATTATCTCTTGCAAGATATCCACGAGAACCTATACGAAAACCACGAGGAATCTTCTTACACTTTTTATCAGTGAAACAATAGTATTTGCCTGGGGGACACTTCTTAGCCATTATTTTTTAGATACACCTTCAATGAGATATTTTTCTTTTGATGATGCTTTCTCAGCAGCATACAACGCAAATGATTTTGTGGCAATCATTCCCATAATATGTTTGATGTTGTTACTATCGTTTTCATCAAGAGGGCCTGCTAAACCAATAAGAGCTCCTGTGACAATACCCAATTCAACAAGCACAACAATAAAAATGAGTTTTAATGCCCATTGTCCTGTTTCAAAAAACTTTTTAATTTGTTCTGCTGCAAACTTCTTCATATTAGATATTCCGCTAGATGTATTTATACTTTTATTGTAGTCTTAGATAATTTAAAGACTGTAGATGCCGTGGACGTAGGAGTCACACGAAGTCTCAAATTACCTCCACTAATATCAGCATCAAATGTTGCAAGTGCTTCACCTGTACGAATTGTTCCGTATTCACTCAAAAATGCATTAGTCCCATCATGAATTACATTAATTGTTGTCATATGATATTGAGTTCCACTAGTTACTTGAACTTGGAAAGTTGCAGAACGATTTACTGTTGCGGAAACACTGGCAACTGTATCTGCACTTGTAGATGTAGTTGTTAAAGTATTACTTGAAAGTGTGACAATGCCTGGGTCTCCTAGATCCACACCAGATGATGCGGTGATAATACCAGTTGCAAGAATATCATTTTGATCTAACGATGTAATTGTTCCAGCAACAGATAAGTTTCCTGTTATGATTGCATCAACAGCATTAACATCAGTTACAGTTATATTTGGAGAACCTGTTAAACCTTGAGCGCTGACTGCAAGTGTTGATGTTGCTGCATTACCAGTTGTATCTTGATTACCATCAGAGTTTACGCCTGGTAGATTGATATTAGCAGATCCATCAAAACCAACCCCTCCGATAGTTCTTGAAGTTGCAAGTTTTGTTGATGTTGCTGCATTACCTGAAGTATCCTGATTACCTGAAGAATTAACGCCTGGTAAGTTAATATTTGATGTACCATCAAAGGAAACACCACCAATTGTTCTTGCATTTGCCAATGCAGTAGCAGTAGCAGCATTACCTGTAGTTGATCCAGATGTTCCAGAAACATTACCTGTTACGTTACCTGTAAGATTTCCTATGAATGTCGTTGCAGTTGTAGTTCCAGATACGTTGACATTTTGTAGGAAGGTTGCGTTTGTATTGGTTCTTATATTATCTGTAACTGCAATACCAGTAAGTGCTGATCCATCAATAGCTGGTAGTGTAGATGGGAATCTTGCATCAGGAATTGTTCCAGATGATAGATTACTTGCACTTAAGGAATTAATAATTGAAGAAGTAACAAATGCAGCACCATTGGTTAATTGATTATTATTAGTTGGTATTGTAGGTGTATTTGAGAAATTATCATAATCTAAGTAATATGATGCAGCTTGACTGTTTAACTGAGTTGCATTTGAAGCAGTTCCCGTAACATTTCCCGTTAAGTTTCCAACAAATGTTGTTGATGTTGTGACACCTGTAAAGAATCCATCACCATCTTTGCTTAATGTGACACCAGTTCCAACAACCAAACCAGATCTTGCGGTTACTAAACCAACAGAATCAATATTTGTAACATCTTCATATGTTAGAGTTCCACCAATTGTTACATTACCACTGAACGTTCCAGTAGATGCAATGATTGATCCAACTGTTATATTTGGTGTTCCTGTTAATCCAGCAGATGTTCCTGTTGTGTCTTGATTTAGAGTAGGAATTCGTGCAGCACCAATTGTTCCTGATGCAATATTAGATGCATTGATTGATGTTATATTTGCACCACCACCAATAAAGTTAGTTGCAGTTGTGGTTCCAGATACGTTTATGTTCTGTAGAAAAGTTGCATTTGTATTTGTACGAATATTTTCAGTAGCTGCGATACCAGTAAGTGCAGATCCATCACCATCAGATAGTAATAGTGTTCCCGCTGAGTTTGGTAACACAACTGTAGGATTTCCAGAAAACTGTGCATGTGGTGGTGCTTGTAATCTTAGATAATGTGCGTTACTCGACTCGCAATAAAAATCCAATCTTGCTGGTGTTCCATCAGTGCTTTTTAATTGAAGACGATTAGTAAATTGAGAATCACCTGATGATGTAATATCTCCTGTGACATCACCTGTTAAATCCCCTGTAACGTTACCTGTTAACGGCCCTGAGAAAGCTGTCGCAGTTAAAGTTCCTCGAACAGTACCTCCTGAAGGTGTATCAACTACGTTTGAATTTACCTGAATTGCATTTCCCATGTAAGCATGAGATGAACACTGATAATGTAAAACTGATGGTGTTGTATCTGTGACTTCTAAATCTACATAACCCGATCCTACAGTAACTCCTGTTGTATATTGAGTTGTCTTTCCAGCATCATAGTAAAATCTAAATGGATGACTACCAGCTACTGATCCAGAAAAACGATATGTTCTGCCAGGCGTTAAAGTTAAAAATGGTGATTGAACATTATCTAAAACATATGCGTTACCACTTCCAGTTCCATAGTATCTGTGTGCAGTGGTTTTACTAGCAACTGCAACCGTAATTGTTGTAGTTGATCCATAGGGTGCAATCAGATGACTGTATCCAGAAAACTGTGCAGCAGTTACAATACCAGCATATGCAACATTATCACCGATACCACTTGCATCTGCACCAACAAACTTACCACTTGATGATTCATATTTAAGAAACTTACCATCAACCTTTGCAGTGTCTTCATCAACATCATCAAGTTTTAAAAGATTAACTTCACCAGATCCTGGCCCATGTGAAAGAACTTTATATAAAATATCTCTTACTTGTTTGATTTCACCTTTAAGATCATCAATACTTGTTTCATCTGAGTTTTCAATCTCTTCTTTAATATTTGTTTCTTCAATAAATTTAATTGCCTGTGCAACAGTGTCACTTATCTCTGGTGTTTTAATTGATTCTGGTTTAATAATATCTACTGTTTCAACTTCAGTAAATTTAATGTCCTCACCATTATTCCAATCTTGAACTAATAAAGGATCTTCTTCCTCTAATTTTGAAACATCAAAATCCTCAGGCACTCCAACTGTGACAACTGGTTCTGTGAAATCTTTTACTTCTTTTGGTTTTTCAATTGTATCGATTATTGAATCTAATTGTTCTATTAACTTTTCTTCTTTTTTCTTTTGTTTCTTTTTATTTGTTTTTGCTTTTTTAATTCCAGTAACAACAGTCGAAGCTAAGACATCAAGGTTGATGTCTGCTTCCTTAAGAAGATTATCAAACTCCTCTTTTTTTTCTTTCTTTGCCTTTCCTAGAAGACTAAAAAATTCTGTGAGTTCTTGAGATTTCATTTATCATCTTCTTTTTGTTTCTTAATTAATTTTGATAACTCCGCTGTTGAACCTACGAATAATGCATTTGTTACATTAGTAGGTTTATTTGGATCTTGTTCAAGATCCTTCATCTTCTGTTGTAAGTCAATAAGTTTGTCTGTTGTATCTGCAACCGCTTTAATTGTAGTTGCAGCGACTTCATATGCTCTTGCAGAATCAGATTCTTGTGCTAATTCTAATATACCATTGACTGCTTCCTGTCCTTTTTCAACAAGAGAATATAACTGAGCACGACTATATTCATAATCTTTCTCAGAATCATTTCCCTCCACTTTTGCAAGTTGATTCTTTCGAGTCTCCTTCTTTGGAGTCTCAACAACTTCCGTATCTACGTTAAGTGCTTCCTCGATAGAATCAAAATTTTTCATAACTCTCCTAGATGTCTATACCTTGAGATGGACTAAACTCTTTACCATCACTAAAGAATGATGACATTTCATCAAATCCAAAGTCATCACCAAATTCAATTGATGCATTATCAGTTGCACTAAGAACACCAATCGCAGTATTGTGTTCGTGTTTCGCAGCAATAGTATTATCATATGAACGATAAACAGTCACGTTTTGACCACTAATACTTCTAATAAGCATGATCTCAGTATCAATGATAATTCTCTGATTTGCAGCAAGATCAGTTGTGCTACTGACTTTGAAAGTTGTAACCTTGTCAGAGAATGCACCATCAACCACTGTTGCTGTATCATCATCATAATTTTTCTTAGCAACAGGTGTTGCACTATATCTCTGAACTCTCTTCGCAGTTTTGATATTTGTATTACCGTAGAAATCAACATCGACCTTCTTGATAAGACCCTCTGGATTATCTGCAACAGGGCCGAATAGATAAGTTTTTGCAGTAAAAGCTAAAGTATAAATGATTGTTCTACGAGATTCAAAACCACCTTCGTATTGATCACTATAGTTTATACTTTCTAAAACAATTGGAATATCTTTTTTCTCACCAATTGAACTAATTAAGTTGATTGTAATATTAAATGATGGTTGAAAGTATGGAACAATCTGTTCTAATATTTGTAATGCATCATCACTCAATTTAGCCATAATACTAAGTTCAAATGCAATGTTGTATGGAACTGGCATATAAACTTTCTTTGCGTTTGTTCCATTTTGTGTAAGAAAAGTTTGAGCGATTCCAGTCTTACGAGTTGGATCATATTGCAATCCTTGCATCTCAAATGATAATCTAGGTAGAGTAATTGCAATCTCTCTATCTAAATCTGGTTGTTGTTGAATTCTAGCCAAAAATTTCTGCATTGGCCCATAAGCCAATGGAACTTTCATTGCACTAACATTCGTTCCACTCGCATCGGTGTGTCGTATATTAATATTATTAAAGAGTGTACCGAAACCGATAACCGTCTTTCTTAATATTTCATGATAGAAATAAGTACCTAACATATCAAAGCTTTCTAACTATTTAGAATGTACCGAAAGGATTGCCTTCAGAGAAGTCCAAGATGGCATCGGCCTCCACCTCGAAGTCTGCATTATCATTATATTGATTTGCATTATATTGATCATTTGGATAATCATTTGGAGTATCATAATCCACAGATAGGATTACATATTCTGCACCAGATTCAAGACCTTGAATCTTCTCACCAACTTGGAATTGCATTTTAGTCAACATACTGACATCAAGAGTTCTAGATCCAGAATCCCAT